GCTTTATACTCTCTATCACCTTCTCGAATTTTCCGCCAGAATTCACGATTTTCTTCCTCCTGCGCTAATCTAGCTTGCTCTTCTCTTTGCGCTTCTTCTACCTTTCTAGCTTCATTTGCCTCTTTTGCTCTAATTTTCTGATCTTCACTGAGCATAAAACTCGGCCGACTAGATTTTCTTTGACGCGTTCTAGGGAGAACACGTTTTGGTACTGATAACGCAGTTGAAGTCTCCGAAGAGACCGTTGGTTGAGAAGTAGCTACTGCCGTTGGTTTGCGACGCTCATTTACAAACTCAGCTAACGCATCCGCGTGAGAAGGCTCGTTTAACTGAGTGTAGTATAAAAGTGTTTGATCATCGAGAACACCTGCATCAATTTGAGAAAGAATCCAATTACGCTGTTCTTGCTTGACGTCTTGATCAGCTGTACCAGCTAACCATGCTTTGTATCGATCCACTGCTTCTTTTACTGTTTTTACTCGTACCTCACCAGTCTTTGGACTATGCAAAGTAAAAGGATTACCGTAATGAGCATCACCCACATCACTCTTACGAAGGGTACTAACACCCTCCCCCCTACTTTCTGCTTCAACAACCGCAGCGGTACCTTTTAAGTTTTTAACAATAGCCTTAGGTATCGAGCTAACTCCAGAGGATAACAATGCGAAAGCATCTGCCGCAATTTGTCTTATACTAGCGCCTATATTTCTTTGTTTTCTACCCGATTGGCTATCACCTTTTTGAGTAGACTTCTCGGCAATAGTTACGACTGGATCATATTCCATTAAGTTTTGAACGTTTTTATCTCGAAAATCTATTAAACGAAGCACTGCTTTGAGATTATCTAACAAACTTTGATTTTCTGCAATTTCGGCACTTTGTTCGGGAAGCTGCATTTCTAGTGATTGTTGTCTAGACCGATTAACGTCAATGCTTGGTCTGACACCCCGTCGTTGTCGTGGTCTAGCACCCGGCTGTCTACTTGAATTTACTCGACTTGCTTGAGTTCGTTGGCTTTGTTCGCGAGACTGCCTTTCCCTTTCTCGGTCTCTTTGCCTCATTTCTGCAATTAATTTTTCTTTTTCAGAAAGACTTACGTCAGAATTAAGGTATTGAAATATTTCTGCTTGAGAAAACTCATCTGGTGTGATAGCGCTCAACGCATCTAATTGCTCTTGCGTATTTTTGATTTGAGAGGCTTTTTTAACTTTTGCGGCGGCGTCTTGAAATCTTGACGCGTACTGTTCGACTCGTTGTTTTCTAACAGTCTGAGCCATTGACGATGTATCTCTATAGCGTTCTCGCCCTTTAGTAGTGCGATTTGTCAGCGTGTCTAAAACACCACTTCGTTGAGTATAGTCACTAAAATCTACGTTGTTGTAAAGTGCTACTTCACCATCAGATAAGTTAGAAATCCGCGATACAAGCATCGCGGCACTTTCAATTTTTTCCGGATCATCTAGCATTTTAGAAGCAATCTCTAGCAGCTGCGGTATTCCTTTACCAGTATCAGTAGCGTATCTTGAGTCAGCGGCCATATTTACAATAGTGTTCTTACCTAATCTACGCCGTACATTATTAAGTTCGCGCTGCTCTTCTGACGTTCTTGTTTTCTTTGCTCTTAATTCTCTCAATCGTTTTGTTAAAATGTCAACTTCCGTAGCGGGAAGCGCACCTGCAAGTGCTCTACTAGCTTGTTGCCTGTCAGCAACGCCACTGACCATCATATCTTGCTGAGATTTGACTAGTGCCTGAGCATTTTCACTCAAAGATGAAATCTTTGAACCAGCTAAATCACGCTCCTCGTTAAGTGATAGTAAATCTCTTTGTGCTATTAAACTCTGTGCAATTGCTAGCAATTGACGTCTTTCTTTCGGATTTTTTACATCTTGAGGTAATGCATCAGCATAAGGATTTTCGTTTTTATTCAAAAGATTAATTTGATTGTTTACTGCCGCAATCTGATTAATTAGCTCAGAAGGATCTTCAGTAGAAAGTTCATTAACTGCTTCAGCTAATGAACCAAGGTCTACAGCAGACTCGTACTGATTTTGCCCTAAATCATTTTGAAGACGAGCTACTTTTATCTGACCGCTATAAATTGTATTTTGAAATAAATTTTTAGCCTCGTTGCTTACCGGATTAAACGAATTTTCCATCATTACAGGATTAAATTGAAAATTAGGTCTTACTTCTTTACCAGCAGCACGTTGCTGTACAGCACGCCGCTGTACTTCAATATTTGCTAATTCTCGTGCAGCTGCTACAGCCCCTTCACTTGTGTCTTTACCGTTGTTTTGCTCTACTTGACGTTTTAATGTAATATAGTTTAAGTACTGAATTGCTCTTGCACGATTGTCACCTTCAAAACCTTCCTCTAAGCCAATAATTCCAGTTTGTATCCATCTATCTGGATTTGAACCCCTTATTGCAGCGACTGCCCGAAATATTGCAATTGTCTCTAATGCCATTTTTTTCTGAACTTCATCATCACTTTGTGCTTGTTTTAAAAGAGACTCAGCGTACCTAGCATTACTATCATACTCTTCGTTATATTTATTTTTTCTTTGAGCGGCGCTAATTCCTGTAGTTCTACCTGCTTCCTTTTCAACAATTTTACGACCAGCGGCTAACACAGCATTTAAAGTAGCTTTAGGTTTTGTGTCAGCACCTAAAGGAGGCATACCTCTAGGTAAAGTATCAGGAAGGTTCACACCTTTACCATATAACCCACGAGTTGTTTGTTGTGCATAACTTTGAATACCAAGAGCAGCATCTTCAAAATCGGGTACTCCAGCAATGTCAGTACCAAAGATATGAGTCAACGCCGCATCTACACTTAACGGTGCATATTGGCCCTCAATAATCTCTCCTTGCTCTGTTCTAGCTGCAATTCCAAGCATCTGACCTCTTTGTTCAGGTGTAGTCTGCTCATTTAAAATACTATCAATAAATCTTCGTTGATGTAGTGATTGCTCTGCTCTTTTTCTCGCTGCTTCGCGTCCTGCTTCAGTGGGACTGTCCTCAGCACGCTGCATGTTCTGAACTGCTTGAAAGTAGAATCCTTCTCGCATACGATTAGCATAAAGACGTAGTGCATTTTGAGTTGGAGTTATATTTTCCCCTCCAATTTCCTGCTTGACCACCTGCTGCATAAAAGAATGATCTAAAGCTGAAGTTATAGGTTGATCGGGATTATCTAAATACTGATTTAACATAGCAGCGGCGTGTAAATTTACAGTTTCATTTTCTAAAACGCTAGAACCCGCTCCATAAATACCGCCATACCCCGAATCATCTGTCTGAGCTCGGCGACCAACCAACGTTGTGTCTTTACTCATTGCTATCGCCGCTCTTAGTGAGTCTTGATAACTGTTATACAATGTTTCTGGAATTCTTTGCTCTTTACCATTTATAGTGACAGTTTTAAATCTCCCAGAAACAATATCCTCATTTACTTGCTCTCGTTGTAATCGTATACGTTCGCGTACTGAATCAGCAACGGGAGCTGTGTACACAGAACCTGCATCATATCCGGTTACTTGCGCGCCCTGAGTAAGATCAATATCATTTAAAATATCTCCATTATCTTTGGTTACTTGACTTTCACCACCACGTATAGAAGTTCTTAATGATTGACGAGCTAAATAATTATCGTATCTTTTTTTACCCGCTGCGGGAGTGCCACCACCTATATTTCCCTGAGGTCTAAATACATTAGCACCTAATAATGCTAGTAATGACTCACCCGTATCTTCATCTTTGGCACTTTGAGCTACTCTAAACTCTTGCTCAATCGGTGCAGACGTGTCTAGCATATCAGAGTAATCAACATCTTCAGGGCGCACAACTTGAACACCAACTGCTCTAGCGATAAGCTTACTCAAACGTGGAACAAGTCGACTCAACTTTTTTACCAGTGTGTCGCGACTTATGGGAGCAGTTTGCACTCTACCAGTTTCGGGATTAACGGTTCCTAAACGCTCTATAAGATCTTCTAAAAGATCAAGTATATATTGATCGTTGGCTGCTTCTAAATTTTGGACAGAAGGTGCCGCAGCCATACCTAGATGACTTAGTGCAGTTTTAATTGCAACTACAACTTGTCCACGAGAGCTTTGCTCTGAAGTAGCAGAAACATTTTTTGGAAAAAGTTTATTAAAGTTTGCAATTATCTCTCGACTAGTTGACCGGTCAGTAGTGCCAGTTTGATATCTTTGCACACTAGTTAACATAGCATTAGCAGCGTCTACAATTTCTTGAGTATGCGTCTCAGTAGAAACACGAAAAATTTCCGGATTTTTTAAAACATATTCAACAATCTGACGAGCTGAACTTACGCCTTTTGGACGTGCACCTGCAGTAGCCTTATATACAGGGAAAGACACGTCTGTGTTTTGCGGAAAAAGTTTTTCAAAATCTGAAAGTATCTGACTATCAACTTGTCTACCAGCACCACCCCGTGACGAAACCCGCACACCCGACATTAAACGATTAATCGTTTCAATAGTTTCTTTGGTATATACATCAGCTGCTGCGGTGAAAAGGTCTGGATTACTAATAACATATTCAACAATTTTTTGAACAGTATCTGTCTGTGCGGGACGACTGCCAATACTACTTCGCAGTACAGGACGTCCACCTCCTACAAAAGCTACTCCAAAAGGATCTTTATGATCAACCGGCAGCGTTACTTCAGTACCAGAAGTAGTATAAGCAGAAGAAACAACTGAAGCAGTTTCTGTTGAACTACTTGATTGTTTTTTTCTAGGTCTTTGAGAAGGTACTGATGTATTACTAGTGCTTTGAGCAACTGCAGCAGACAACGCGGCGGCTTGTTGTGTTGCTGTTCTTAATGCAGTTATTTCATTCTGCATGATTTGATAAATTTCTTTGTGTTGTGCCAAAACTTCTTTAACTTGAGATAAGTAGGTAGCAACACTTTCAGAGTCTGCCGAAGAATATGCGGCCAAACCTTCTTTACCACCTAAATCTTCTATCACTGGTGCAATTTTGGATCTGCTATCTGCTTTTGCATATAAATTTTCTATTGCCTGCGTCATTAGCAATAGCTCTTCCGTCGCTTGACGTATTTCGTCGGCCATTTATTACCTCCTAAACAAATTGATTAAGCAAATCAGTTTCCTTCTGCCTTTCAATTCGTTCTTGCTCTATCGCTAATTTTTGTTTTCTTCGAACACTGCCTTCTAGTGAGCGTAATCGCGCTACTATAATAACCGCTAAATGTGCGTAAGTAATAAGCGATAGTTTATGAGCATGAAGCGCACTAAATTGAGTAGGAAGTAAAAAGTGGTCTACCCACATACCTAGCTCCTCTCGTGTCGATTCTGCGGTTCGCAAGAATAAATGAATACCATTATTCCGACTGATCGGTCGATAAGTCGGCGTCTTTCTGTAATGTTTCGATGTACTTATCGAACATGTCTTTGCTAATCTTTCCAAGTGTCCAAATATTTTCTGCGATTTCACGTACAACCTCCCCATTGGCCTCTAACAACTTACGTGCTTGCGCCGTATTCATTTTAGGCCGAACAAGGCCCTCTGCCAAGGTACTCACTGTAAACTCAATGTTGTCTACTTCTCCGTTTTTGGACGACTGCTGGTTAATTTTTTCCATCTGCAAAAAGGACAATGCGCGAATTCGTACTCGTTTTGCCAGCCCCTTGATGGTAATGTCTACTTCTAAAATTGAATCATCCTTTAATAAATCATCTACGTTGTCGTAGTATTCTCCTGAACCAAACGCATAATCAATCATGTAGAACTCCTTTTGTGTTAAAAAAAAATAAACCCCCTCACTATTTTAAATAGGAGGGGGTTTATTCATTGTTTAGTAGTCCCCGTTAACTGCCGGAGCCACCGTGAACCCACCATTATCCATAAAGTCAAAACTCATGGTAACTTCGTTGTTTGCGGCATTAGTGATTTGATAGCCAGTAAGGATGGCGGAAGGAATAGTCATCGTGTAACCGTTCTTCGCAACCAACTTGACACCGATGTACTCACCACTGTTCGACACGTTAATCAAACGCGTGTGCGTAGTCCGGTTGTCGATTGGCAAGGTAATCTGAAATGAGCCGTTGATACGCTTGGTAGTCGTAAACGTATACATCTTACCATTGTCGTTAAGGAAAGGACCAGCATCGACTTGATTAGTACGAAGCGAGGCCTGCCACTGCGAAACGAAATCGACGTTATCGTACTGAGACGTACCGGCGTTGTAGATCTTGAGGTACCCCTCAATGCCTTTTACAATTGACATGTGTTAATCTCCTAAAATTCACGTTAACTTTGGAGTGATGTATGTCTCAACTCCAACGGCAGACGTGTATACTGCCGAGTTATTTAAACGTTCAACAGGGAACGTATAACTTTTATACGGATAAAACTGAACTTCATACGGAATTGCTATATTAGCAATCCCACTTACTACAAGTGGGTAGTTCAACTTATTCAATAAATCACCTAAACTATCTGACGCGTCTGCTAAACTTGTCGACAAGGAACGAAATGTAATTATCCCTTTCCATGCGGTAGTATTTAACATTCCATATATGTTACCTAGTGTCGGGTCCATTTGATAGACTAAATACGGAACTAATGCTTGCGGCGGAGCAACCTCGTAGTAGATTCTCCCTCCATATTGGCCCGATACTTGGGTAAGAGCGCGTGCTACAATGCGCCAGATATTAGGGAAAAGAGCATTTACTATCATGTACATCCTACCTAAACAGTTTATTTATATGTGCTGCTACTTCTTTATTAACTTGGTTCACTATACGTGAGGAAAATTTTTTGTAAATAGTCATAGAAACTAGTTTTATAAAGCTATTGAGGCTTTTTCCTAGATCAGTGTCCACATTATCAACCGCATATTTTACTGCCTGCTCAACAATCTGATTAACAGAATTAACTCGAATACGATCGCTAGTTATATGAGCAACAAAGTCATAGGAAAGCTTATAAAGCTCCATAACTGCAGCGGTTCGTATGTAATTTTCAAGTGCATCAATTTCTTCTTTAGTCGGATCTATCTTAGTCTCCACAGTGTCCTGCGCTAATACAGTTTCATCACCATTACGACTTTTTAGTAATTCAGTAGTTAAATCCCTATGTTTAAAAGATAATTTTGCTACTTTTCGATTGTACATATCATACTTATCAGATGAGTTTAACAGTACGTGCGTATTTTCAGGAGTGCCCGCAAAAAATGCCTGACTAGCTTTAATAGCGCGCTGCCCAGCTAAAGTATTTTTTTCCGGTGCGTCAACACCAGCAATGCGTATCCTCTCCCGCTGCCCATTTTGAAATTGCACATCATACGTGTCGGCATCAACTTGTTTTTTAATTGTTACTCTAGAATAAGAGTCAAATTTAAAAAATTGAGAAGTTGCGGGTTTCGATGTAGAGACTGGCAGGCTTTTCTCTTGAGTACTACTAATTTTTTTGTATAATTCGCTTGAACTTAACGAACTTAAGTAACTTCTTATACTTAGGTCTAATTGATTTTTTACGATAAGTTCTATGTTTTTTGGAAGAGTTGCGAAGTACACAGTAAATTGTTTTATCTCTTCAAGAGCGTTCATTTTCTTTTTTCCAGCTGGATTACAAATGCTCCCATAAGACTATGCTTTGCTGGGACATACGTAACGTCGTAGGTCACGGTATTAAATACAATTTTGTCTTTTTCGGTTACCTCAGTTGCGTAAGGTAATTGTATCTTAATTGTATTTGTTGAAATTAATAACTGAAGGGCTCTTTCTTGGGAGTCAGGCTGTTGTTGTACTGAACCCTGCCGGTTGATTAATCGGCAGGGAACATTATTTACATCAGAAAATGACTCAGTGTATTCTCCATCTACTGCTCCGTATCCGTTAAATCTTCGAATAGTGCAAGTATCCACAAGAAAAGCCTCGGCAGCATTTCGTATACTTAATGCTTGATCAGTCCACGACATCGCGAACCTCTTTAAGGCGCGCCTCTACAAGTTGAACTTTCTTTACTGACTTTCCTTGATCAACCAGTTGTTGTTTTATACGTTCAAGGGTTGCAACAGCATCAAATTTCTTTAAGGCTGCTTCAAACTCAGCTACAGATCGAATCTCGATTACGCGCAGAATTTCAGCGTCGTTTACAAAGTTTGGCGAGTCAACTAACTCGTTTTCTTCGTTATACTCTTTGAGCAAACCAGACCGAAACAACCCCGAATTTAATTTTCGAAATAACTTATCTTCAGACTCTGAGTATACTTCGATGACTTCATTATCATATACGAACTTAGTTCGCTTCTTGGTAGCAAAGTCAAAGCTATCCTCGTCTGTTTTTAGTACCCATCCAATCTGCAATCTTGGATCTGTTGGGTCAACACGAAGTCCACCAACAACGTTGATTGGTACTTTTGTGTATCGCTTGTAGATTTGGTCCTGCAAAGTGAAATAAATGTTGTTAACTGCCATGAGTTTACTCCTTACACAATCTTGACTACACCGATGTTCTCGGGCATATCGACAACCATACCGTACTGCATCCATGCGTGGAGCACGTAGTCAGGCGGCTGAATCGTCGCATCAGTCGATTCGTAGTACTCGGTGCCGCCGTAGAGAAGAATCTCACCAGCGTTATCGCCTACCACAATAATTTTATCTTCGGGAATCAACGATTCGCGCAAGTTTGGCAGTTGATTGCGAAATACCTGCGGGAGTTCAATTACCGGTACACCCATGTATACGGACACACGGCTGGTGTTAAGGTACTCAAGCAACTTCTCGTTTACGGGGTATGCAATGCGACCATTACCGTCAGCATAGGCATACTCGTGAAAACCCGCAAACTTGTACATCGGCAACAATGCTCTGCGCGTGCCAATGATGGCCTTCACGTTACCAGCGGTGTACAGCACGTTCTCAATCATCGTATCAAGCGTAGCAGCAGTGATGGCAGCCGTTTGAGCATAATGGCTTGGAGTATCAGTCGAGTTCCAAGTCGACGAAAGCAGATTGAACACACGGCCAATGAGATTGTCGGTCAGATCGAACTGCAATTGCTGACGCATCTGATCAACCGTCTGAACAGCACCATTCTGCACATTCCAGAGACTTTCGCGCACACCGCCAATTAAGCGGTCGAACACGTAGCTGTGGTAGTCATGCACAGTGGTTGGCTGCGAGACAAGGTGGGCCGTACCCGGCACCATTGACTGAATATTGTACTTACCGCGACGAACACGCTTAATTGGAACCGTGTTGAGATCGGCCTGACGAGCGGGCATAAAAGTCGAGAACAGATCCAAGCTCAAGTGATTGGGCTCGACCAACTGAACCAAAAGTTCAGCAAAGGCTGATTTACCCGACTGAGAAGTACCTGCCGTCTTTGCTACTTCAGCAACAGACTTTAATAAAGCATCTTTATTCATTCGTTATACTCCCATCGCAATGTACAGCACACCAGTGTCTGGAGCGTATCGCTCAACTACACCGATTGCATACGAGTTATTAGTAGTGTGTGTCAACAAGCCGGACGTGCCTACCGCAACACGCGCACCGGGTACGCGAATATCAGCCTCGTTAACAAAACAATTTGCAGTCAAGCCAATGCGACCACGATGCAATGCGACAAGCTCGCCACTATACACAAGCGGCTCAGCCCACATGCTGCGTGGAACTAAGTACTGCTTCTTATAGAACGTCGGATCACCGTACAACGTAGCATCAGTCAAATCGTAAACACGCGTTGAAGGAACGGTATACAAATCTTCATACGTTGGACGGGGGAAGTTGTCAGGCGGGAAGAAAGCGATGTACACACCATGCTGCTGGTTTGCGCTTGCGTACGTCACGTTGGGTAAATCCTCTCTCACACCTGAGGCGGTCAGAGTTACAGCGCGGCCTTCCATAATGGTAGCGGCCGCCACACCCTGAGCGCTGAATTGAGTTGTTACAATAACAGCCATTAAATTTCACCTCTCAAGATTTTTTTAAGCTCACTTGCTAATTTCTTTGGATCTCGATTATCAAACTCGATATTAGCAGTTGGCTCAGGAACCGGAATAGGATCCTTCTTTTCCGATACAGTTTTACTATTCTTAGTCATATCCAAAAATACTTTTTGGAATACGGAGTCATCCATAGCCAAATAAAATTCAATCTTCTCTGCAAGCTCTGCTTCTGAAAAAACAGTACTGAGCTGCTGCATCAATACATTTTTCCGTTTTTCGGCTTGCGCTTGCCGCTCTGCTTCTTGGTATTGCGTGATCGTAGTTTGAAGCTGGCCAATGGTTTCCTCCTTTTGAGTAATCAGCGCAGTCAGCTCTGCTACTCGGTCTTGCAATTCTTTAAGTTCCATAGACGTTTCTTCGGCAACACTTAGCAACGGAGTTCTGTCCCCATACGCAGGCTTGTCGACAATACAAGTTCCTGCAAAAGTCACATTCCGCAACCAGCGAACGCCACTATCCTCCTCAGAATGAGTATAATAGACTTCCCACGACGTACCAATGAAGCTACCGTCAGATGCTTGACTTTTTACAAGGTCGTAGATCGCAGGGTACTCATCCTTCCAGATAAAAGCGCGAGATTTGATAACATCTTTCCCATTATGCGTATCAAGGAAAGATTCTACAATCGCACCAATTGGATGAGCACCAGCATGGCCTCCGTAAGAATCACCGTCAGACGAAATTTTAATTGGAGTCAACTTAGAAGTTTTTATAATATTTTCAGCCTCTGCTCTGGGAATACCTTCACCATTAGCATTAGGCTCAAAATCGGTAAGAATTAAAAAGATTTCTTTTAAGAATGGATTTGGCAATGTCTCTTCAGAAAGATAAATTGCACCATTCACAGATGCCGAACTTTTTTTGTCAGCGGCATCCATTTGTCTCACAAGCTTTGAAAACCACGCACGACCTGCACTCCCGCCCCATAATAACCACGAAACCCATGCTGGAGAGTCTTTAGGTGCGTTTGCAAATCGAGCGTTTCTTCCATAGAAACGATTACCCATTCGAGCTCGTTCAGGACTGACTGGCTTGCCTTGTGTATATTTTCGAGCCCATAGTACCGTTGCTGATTCTAATCCGTCTCCACTTAATCCCTTCTCGTGTAAGGCTAAGCCACGTTTTGCGGCGGCTTTAACACCGGCGGGTGGAGAGAAGTCAATATTACTATAGCGTGCTGCCATAGCCATATCTTCATCCGACTCTGGATCAGTTGAATCTTCGGGCGCATTACCCAGATCCTCATTCTCAATAACCCAAAATTTACAAATTGCTTCAGGCTCGATTTTACCTTCTACAATAGAGCACGATAAACTATACTCACTGAAGAAAGCACAGTTAGCACAAACTAGACCCTCAGCTTTAAACGGGTTACTAGCTGCTGGTGTATAGTGTGAACCTTCACTATCAATACCCGGACCAAACTTACCAAACTTATCAGTAAGCTCAATTAAATCGGTAATTAACTCTTGCTGTCTGTCAGAAAGAGATTCATCTGTCATAGGATCACTCATTAAGCACCCCTCGTAATATGAAGTTCATATGTGCCTGCGTCTGTATCAGCTGGCTCAAACGTAATAATAAACCCATTGACTGGGTAAGAAAGAGCAGGTATGCCAATTAGCGAACCCGAAGTTGTAATTGTCGCGGCCACTACACCATAGCGTACAGCGGCATTTGTACTAAAACTTCCTGCAAGGATGTCGCGAGTCTTTGACCCCAGATCAGTGTATACAGATACAATACCAGAAACCGGTGCAATGAAACTAAAGCTTAGTGTACGCCATCCGCTACGAATCATTGGAATATAAAAATGACGTGCACTCGTATTAGTTAATTGAAAAAATTCACCATTAGCATTGAGTACTCCTAGGCTTGTTGCGTCATATGTACCTGAAACCACGACAATGTCATCGTATCCTGACGAAGAACTACCTATCAGCTCATTTACACGACCATCACCTGCAGTTTTGACTCCACCGCGAACGGTAAGTCTATTAACAGAAAGCTCATTGTTTTGCAGTTCGGTTAAAGAATTGGCCAATGATTCTTCGTAGTATACGCCGCCTACCGGAAACACCGTGGCGTCTGCGTTGAAGTTTGAAACATAGTTACCAGAAACCGCAACAGACACTGGAATTAGATTTGACGTGTTACCCAATGGAGTACCATCTGGGGACGTTAACACAAATTGTTGATAATGAACTGTCTGAGCGTTTTCCTGAAGCTCGACAGTACCAACTGTAACATTTACAGTCGACGGAATATTAAGCGGCATAAAGTTCCCCCTCTACTAATGAATTAAATTATTTGTCATTTTTTATTTTATTAATAATTGTACGAATACTTTCTCGCGAAACTTTTAAACCTGACTCAATACAAAGAAGCGTCAATTTCCGTACTGAAAGATTGTCGTGATACACAGAACGAACGTATGACTCAACTAAAGCGGTAGTTCTTGGGCGACCCCTTGATCGAGATGATCCCCAATGAGTTTTTTGTTCTTTTGGAAAAAAATCAACTTCATAGTTGGTGGATTCTTGTTTATTAATACTTCGTTGGCGGCGTTCCATTGCAACTAACTCAGAAAACCATGGTTCTTTTCGTATGGACCGTATAGTGTGCGACAGAACTTACACAGAAAATCTTTTCGCTGCCGACGTTCTTCGCAGAATAAACATTGCACGTACCTCATTCACTTCACCTGACCAGAAATTAAGTGCATATACACCTACTAGTATTCTACCACATAATTCACAACTTATCCACAAATTATCCACAAGTTATCAACATTAACATAAAGTTATCCACATTTTATCCACATTTATGTGAGTAACCGATAAAAATACTCATCTAATTCTAATCTAATTCTAATAAAAAACCTTGACACGCTATATTATAATTTTGTTGGGGAAATAAAGAAATAAATTTTAAAAAAAAATTGATGATAAATATTCTATTTATTTACTAGAGTTGTGTCTTAATTCAATATATGGTATTATATAAACTAACTTATTAATATTATTATTAGTAAGTTGGCGATTTTTTTTTAATTTTTAGGGGGAAGCCGTATGAGCTATCAAGATTTTGTGGTGTCTACAAAGCGTTACAGTCGCGATTATGCAGTAATTTATCCCGCTCTAGGATTAGCATCCGAAGCTGGTGAAGTAGCAGGGAAAGTTAAAAAGGTATTGAGGGATGCCGCCGGTCAACTTGATGTTGATCAGGCTAATAAAATTATCGATGAGCTCGGTGACGTATTGTGGTACGTAACCTGCCTTATTGATGATCTCGGATATACATTAGACGAAGTCATTGAGCGCAACACTGCTAAGCTTGAAGCTCGTGTTGCAAATGATACAATTCACGGTAGCGGAGACAATCGTTGAGTACGCCGCTTCGTTATACTGTAGTAGAGTACCGAGAGCAAGAAGACGGGTCATTCTACGTTCGATATGCAGTCAAGCATCAATCAATGGAGGACTTCGAGTTTCATGAGATTTTGATTCCTTATAACGGAGAAGAGCCTCAACTGTTTCTAAACAAGCTAAGAAACTTTATGATCGCTCAACTAGCATTCATTCATAATAAGCGGCAGGTTCAGTCCGCTATGAAGAATTTTGCGTTTTCTGATCCTACAATCGATTTTACTTTAGGAGTTAAAGATGTCACTTAGTTCGAATTTTTTGAGTCAGTATCCTGACAATCCAGATTGGCCAAGTTTGCTGGGTCAGTTTGTGTATCTTCGTACGTACAGTCGTTTCATCCCCGAATTGAAGCGTAGGGAGACGTGGAAGGAAACAGTCAAACGAGTTGTTGAGTATAGCATGTCACTTGATACTTCTTTGGCAAACTCAGATACACCCGGAGAAGTATTAGCCAATCGTTGGAAATACGATGAGGAAGCAGAGTCACTGTTCGACTGCATGTTTAACTTAAAAGTATTTCCCGCGGGACGTACTTTATGGACCGGTGGAACAGAAGCGGCGAAAAAATACCCGCTGTCTAACTTTAACTGCTCGTTTATGATTGTAGATGATTTTCAAGCATTTTATGATGCTTTTTATCTCATGATGCTTGGAACAGGTGTTGGCTTTCGCGTGCTTCCTGCGGATGTTGCTCAATTACCGAAGATTGTCCGTAACGTTCAAGTAACTCATGAAGAGTATGTTCCTGTAGCTGCTGCAGATCGAAGCGACTTTACAAAATTCAGTCGTATTTCAGAAACAGAGGCAATGCTTTACATTGGAGACTCTAAGGAAGGTTGGGTAGACGGCCTTAAGTGGCTGCTACACTGCTACACTGATGGCATTCGCACGCTTACAATAAACTATAACTTTGTGCGTCCTGCGGGAGAGCAGCTAAAAACGTTTGGTGGTCGTGCGTCTGGGCCACATGCACTTATGAACATGTACTCAAAAATTGTTGAGACACTTAGTCACAACAGCAGCGTTGAGTATTCTAATATCACGACTATTGAGGCCATGGACATTATGAATTTGATTGGTGAGGCTGTTGTAGTTGGCGGTGTTCGTCGTTCTAGTGAGATCACCTTATTTGATATTAATGACATTGACATTCTGAATGCTAAGAAAGACTTATGGACTGATCCGTCCAAAGAGTCCAAGCGGTTTCGTTCGATGAGTAACAACTCAGTGTTTTTTCAACAAAAGCCGACCGAACGACAGCTGGAAAATATTTTTGAGCGCATCATAAATAACGGCGAGCCCGGTTTTATTAATGCTGAGGCTGCCGCTTATCGACGTCCTTACTACGCAGGAACAAATCCGTGTGCCGAAATTCTTCTTGCAGATAACGGCGTGTGTAATCTCTCAGAGGTCAATGTACGTGCGTTCGTTCACGATGCCGGTACAGAGCGTCCGTGGCTTGACTTAGATGGGCTTAAACGTGCGGTACGCCTTGCCACGCGAATTGGAGTCCGTATGGCCACGCTGGAGCTTGAACTTCCGCACTGGAACAAAGTTCAAGCTCGCGATCGTTTGACTGGTGTATCTATTACTGGATACGTGGAAGCAATGGATGCACTGCGTGTTAGTACCACTGACATGGAGCAAGACCCTGTACGTGTTGTAGTTAACGACAGTATTAGTTACTATACATTGGCAGCAGTACTTCTTCATTTGCGTGAAATGGCACTAATTTCGGCACGCGCTTATGCGGATGCATTACGCATTCCAGTTCCGTTGTTGGTTACCTGTGTAAAACCGTCAGGGACGCTGGCACAGCTTCCCACTGTGTCGTCTGGTGCTCACGCCTCGTATGCTCCATACTATGTTCGTCGTGTGCGTATTTCGAGTCAGGATCCACTTGCTATGGCGATGAAGTCGGCAGGATACCCTATTTACCCAGAGGCTACAACGTGTTTACCAGATGTATATGACAGTCTTTCTGCAGCAGACAAGGAAGCAAAACTTAAAGAGGCTCATACATGGGTAGTCGAGTTTCCAATCAAAACATCAGCGCCTAGATCATCGTCCAGTGAGTCAGCGGTAGAACAACTCCGCCGTTACTTTATCCTGCAGAATTGCTGGAGCGACCATAACACGTCGATCACAATTACCTTTAATCCATCGGAGGTAAAAAAAATTATTCAGCTGCTCTTGGACAGATGGGATGATTACATTGGTGTATCGTTTCTGCCCAAGTTTACAACTGCATACCCATTGATGCCGTACGAAGAAATCTCGTACTCTGAGTATGAAAGTCGTAAAGACGCAGTCTCTAACGTGACCGGTCAATCTATTATTGCGCTGCTGACTCAATACGAGAATGTAGAAGTCGATGATGACTTAGGAAGTGATTGTGAAGGCGGGGCCTGCCCCATTCGCTAGCGACAAATAAATAAGGACATTGGTAGAAGATATAGCGCACTTTGAGCCTGTATCTTCTACCAAAAAGGGGGTCTAATGACTAAGAATCGACGGTTTAGTGAGATTTTGAAAGATTATTCGGATAAATATGATCTAGCTACTCTTTCATCTCCAAACGATCGAGCAAATCTCGAGATGCTGATTAACAACCAAGTTATTGTCGAGACAATTCAAGCAAAATTGCAGGAACTAACTGCTGATGACCCTGTTGAAAATATTGATATGATTCAACGTCTTGGTTCCTCATTAAAAGATATTATTGAGCGAAATCTTCAGCTGGAACGTGCGTTGGCCCTAGACCGTAAAACTCGCACCAGTGACAAATCTGAATCAATCGCCGAGTACATAGTAAACTTAAAAGCTGCTGCACAAGATTTTCTAGAACGACGTTTAGTGAAATTGTATTGTCCCGAATGTAAAATATTACTTGCGCGTTTTTCAATTATGCACGATCACTCGCGTTTTACATTGAAAGTGAACTGCAATCAATGTAACAAGGCAGTTAGCGCAGAACGCGAGGAGAAAGATATTTTCTTTGACATTGCTGACTCAGCGTGGCGCAAAAAGCATCGGTATACAGTGGTTAATTCAAAAAAATCAGGATCAACCACCGCTGATACAGACGACGACTTAGTACTATCAGACGAGGAGGATGAGAATGCTTAAAGCAAAGTTAGAAGACGGTGACTTTGCTCTGCTAGAAATTTTAGAAGACCCTGTCTGGCTTAATGAGTTCTTACGGTCAACGAATACTGCCGATATGAATAAAGAAAATTGGCCAATTGACGAATTTTTCTTTAGACCTTATCAACGAGAGATTCTTAGTGATCAATCACCACACATTGTTGTTACTGGAGGTCGTGCAATTGGTAAGTGCCAGCCAGCATCGGCACGAATCTTCACCGATCGAGGTTATGAGACAATAACCCAATTACTGAAGCGAAAGTCGTTTACTACATATGGTTACTCGGTTGACGGCGTATTTACGCAGCGGCGTGGCTTCATCCGTAAAGATCGTTGGAAGCCGATTTGGACTGTGTATACTTCAAGTGGTCAACAAGTCAAAGGCACTGATCTTCATCCGATATTGACACCTAAAGGATTTATTCTCATAGGTGATCTTGTAATAGGCGACCTTGTTGCAGCCGTTGGTAAACTTCCAACGGATCACTGTATTTACGATACACTCTCATGGCACGAGTTGCGTGCACTTGGGTACCTTGCATCAGGGTCAGTATTTCATAAAGCATCTGTAGGAATGAAGCCGCGATTTAAAAAGATTGATGCCGAACTTCAAGATATAGCACATCATCTGTATCTTACTTATCGTAAGGAACAGGATGGTTCCGTGTTTCTTGAGCGCATTAAAGCAGGTGGTGTTCGCCACTACATGAATCAGTTAAAGATAGAACTGAACCTAATGGCCAAAGACGCGAGGCAGGTTTTCCGCCTTGATTGGCTGAAAACACAGCGAACTGAAAACATCAAAACGTTTTTAGAAGCTGCCTACGCTCAGTACGGTACTTTAACTCTCGAGTCTGTAAAGATTCGGCTACTCAATGAGCAGTACGTGCGTGATTGGCAAGAGCTTTTACTTTACTTTGGCATTCGTACAGTGAGTAAAAAATTGGCCGATCACACAACTGATCAACACATTTTTCAAATTGATGATTCTATGTGGGAAGTCGAGACGCTCGACCGAATTAACGCGCTTCGTTTTTGGCAAGAATTTAAGTTACCGGGTGTAAGTGTTGCGGTTAAAGAAACCGCACCCCCACCAGAAACTGTTGAGTGGGATCGTGTGACTGCTAAGATAAAAGGCGGTCGTGCTCAAACATACTCTGTTCATGTCTACAAGGACGAGACATATATATCAGAAAATGTTATTGTGCATAATTCAGTTATTTTGGAAGATTTACTTACTTATCAGATTGTAAACTCCACAATTGAATTTCCAAAGACGCCGGAACAGCTACTAGTAACGCCGAATACAAATCAGCTTACGCCTATTCTAGACCGCGTAATTTTGAAGTTCACCACAAGTCCCTTACTTAAGGACTTTCTTAATAACAATATTAACCGAGCCAAGGGTACCCTTGACTTTCAGATGGGAACTCGAAAGCATCGTCTTTACGCGCGCATTGCTGGTAGCAAAGAAGCAAATAATCTTGTAGGCCTGCATATTCCAAAAGTGACTGGTGATGAGTTTCAGTTGTTTCCTATGACCGCATTCTATCAGCTACAACCAACAATCAATACATGGGAGCCTAAAGTACAAGAAGTGTACTGCGGCGTACCGAACGGTATGCGAAACACTGCACTTTATGTACTTGACGTTAAGACACCTAAGTTTAAAAAATACCGCATTCCTGCCCCAAACAATCCGTATTTTACCAAGTCGGATTGGGATGACGCAATTCGTCGCTATGGTGGAGAAAATGAGGATATATTTCAGCAGCTAATTCTTGGTAAGCACGGCTCACCGAGTTTCCAAGTGATCTCTCGAGATCAGATGAGCATTCTGCCGTACGACTTTTTTTCATATCAGTATACGGCGAAGGAAAAAGAAAATGGTAAATCTATCGCCGACGCACTCCCGATAGTACCGCTACCAAAAAACGACGGTGTTGTATTTGCAGTTGATACTGGCTTCTCGGACCCAACAATAATACAAGTGTTTGTTCGTATCGACGATACGTGGAAATGTCACGTACGCTACAAGGTACAGCGGATTGACTATCCGGAACAAGAGCGTATTATTGACTACCTAGCCCGTAATTACGGAGCAAACAAGATTGCTGTCGACGTTGGTGCCGGTGGTGGTGGGGCGGGTATTGTGCAAAGCCTTACGACGCGTGCTGAGTATGCTGCAGGTATGTACAGTAAACGCATTATTCCAGTGCAGTTCAATGAAAAAATTGCAGTAGGAACGATTCAGGATGGTACTCAAATCTCAGAATCTTTCAAGGCGTGGGCGACAAATGAGCTAGTAAAGCACATACAGCGGAGAACAATTGCGTTTTCGGAAGTTGATGCCGAAGGAATATCCCAGTTGGAAAGAGTAGCACGCCAGCGTAGAACAAGCGGCCATGTTCACTATTTTGTTGTTTCTCCGAGAGGGCATGGTGAAAGCACAGATGATCATATCTACGCAAGCTATCTCTGTTTTATCGCCGCGCTACGCGAGCAAATTGACGTAGTCACTCGCACTGGCCTAGCCCGTGCAGTGACCGCAAGCACAGTGAGGTAATGTATGTCACAATTGACAAAATCGGTTTCCAGTTTTACACCTAATCCAATTTTCATGTATAACCTAAATACCGTTGGTTATTATGATCCGGCACAAGTTCCCTTTGATAACTCGCGCAAGTATAAGTATCATGATTTAATCACGTACTGCCGTCACTTTTACGAACGCGACACCATCGCTCGCACAGTAATCAACCGTATGGTCAATCTGGCAATCACGCGGTTGCGTAATCGCAAAACGGATCAGGATGCTACTATTGTAAAGTTCTACGACGCGGTCGCACGTAAGTTGCAGCCGTTTCTTAAGCACATGGCTACTGAGTACTTTATTCACGGTATGGCCGTACCCGGAATCACGTACAAGCAGATTATGCTTAATCGATTAGATCCTACACTTGGTCGTAAGCGTGTAGAAATACCAGATAGCATGTGGGTAAGAAATCCCGCAAATATTAAACTACGTAAGAAGCCAAATGGATTTGAGCGTGCAGTATATATCGAGATTCCACCTGAGGAGGCTACGTTTATCACTTCTAAAGGAAAGCGTAGCGACGGCACAGATGATTCCGCCGCTTTCAAAGAACTGCAGCGTACAAGTCCCGCTTATGTTAAAGCCGTACTAGCAGGGCAGCGCCTCTTTCCAATTGAGGAAAAACCATTGTTTGCTGACATTGTCTCGTACAATGACTATCCATTGCCGTTCCTTCAGAATGCACTACGTGCGATGCAGCATAAAGAATATCTTAAGTTAATGGATCAAACGATTGTATCTCGGTCTATTGAATTACTACGGCAAATTAAAGTAGGCAGTGATCAGTTTCCTGCCACACAAGATGACATAGAGGCGACGCAACGCGCAATTACTGATGCCGCAGCCTCAGGAGATCGTGTGTTTAATCTGTTTACAAACCACACTGTCGAAATCAGCTGGGTACTTCCACCGCTTGATGCACTGCTTAACGAAGGTAAATATGCGGAACCAAATGCGGACATCTTCCTCGCGCTTGGATTTCCGCGCATTCTTACCGTAGGTGAATCCCTGCGTAGCAATTCATCTGATAGCAGAATCGCCTCTCTTGGGCCGACTGCAACTTTGACTGAACTACGTGAGCGCATTCTTCAGTGGATACAGTGGCTTTATGAGGATCTTGCTACACGCAATGGATTTGCTGATTGGCCAGACCCGTACTTCAGTCCGATTCAATTCCAAGACATGACCGCACTTACCCAGTTTGCAATTCAAGCACAGCAGATTGGATCAATCTCCAAGGACACAATTGCTCAACTATACGGGTCTACTTATGAGGAGGAGCAGGCTAAAATCAAATTCGAGGTGCCAGATGAATCTAATACAGATCAACCCCCAGTATCAGAAGAACCTCCTGCTCCCACCGGGTCAGGGGTATAGCGTACGAAAAACCGCTGAACCGTATCGCTCGCTGGTTGTTCACACAACAAACGGAAAAGCAGGTACTAAATTCGAAAACGAGGTTAAGTTTCTCGCAACTTCTAAGAATGTATCGGCGCATTATATAATTTCTAAGGCCGGTGTAATTCAGCAGATTCTTGATCCGGCGAATTATGCGGCATGGCACGCGGGAGAAGTTGTAAAAGAACAGTATAGTAATCTTTACGCTATTGGTGTAGAAGTTCACTTTACTGCTGCCGAGTTATATTGGACAGGTAAGATGTGGGGAGCTCTAACCAATCTCTGCCGTATAAACAGCACGTTAGAACTTGTAACGCACCGACAGATTGCAGTACCTAAAGGACGTAAGATTGATCCGTCAGGTGTTTCAGACTTACAATTCACCTCATGGAGACTTGATTACAAAAAACCACATCAATACGGCGTACTAAAGGTAAATACGAATGTACGACAATCTCCGCATATTAATGCTACTAACATAACTGCGGTTTATCCAAAAAATTTGGAAGTAGTTATAAATGCCGCTCCGATAGAAGGTGACTCGTATAACGGGTCAAGTTTGTGGTACTACTGTAATTGGTTAGGGTATATTCATGCGTCGTTGGTGTCAGTTGGAGGTGAGGTATGAATGAGTCCACGCTGTACGCAGTAGTCAGCTCGGTTGCAACACTCGTGCTTGCATGGTTTTCGTTTAAGAAAAGCAGTCAAAATGCTGCTGACAAATTTCAGCAGAGCTTACTGTCACGTATTGAAACGCTTGAGGAGGATAATCAAGTGCTACGAAAGAAGAATGAGGACTTACTAAACCTGAATCTTCAAGAACGACAGAAACAATTATATTTAGAGCAGAAAGTGATTTCGATTGAGAATGAAAAGCTTGCGATGCTTGATCGTATTCAGCATCTTGAGCGTCAAGTCGAAACACTAATAACTGAACTAAAAAATTCAAAAGGAGACTAAAATGAGTTTACAGACCGCGGAGTTACTTTTTCAATTGATTATCGGAGTGATGATTCCTTTCGTAGTATCAACTCTAAAACAAGTTCACTGGACCTCGTCACAAAAGTTCATGGTTGCGTTTGGTGTATCAGTAGTGGCATCTAGTCTAGTACCCATTCTTAAGATGGGTGACGGACCATTCGATGGTGCAGCGATGCTTGAGTCGCTAACTGTTATCTTTACTACTTCTCAGGTCATATATCGATCTATTCTAAAAATGATGGCCGTGGAAGAAGTAATCAACCCACAGATTGCTCTATTGAGTGTTGTTCGGGATCAAATTATTCCGTATCTGGCTACAATTGACAAGCAAACCGCCGCTGACATTCTCGATCCAAATACAGACAAGTCTATCGAAGTGACTGTACAAGAAATTGCGTAATAGTACAAACAGCCCTTAGTTTAGACTAAGGGCTGTTTTTTTTTACTTTACTTTTTTTCTAGTATAGCGTACACTAGAGCATGTTAGTAAATCAAAGGAGGTTTTATGGAGAGTCCTTTTTACAAGCGATGGCTAGCAAAGCGCAGTGACGGAACACTTGTCGAGATTGAGACTTTTACTCAACACGCAGAAGTACTTAACGCTGACGGTACTGCAGCTAAGTTACTGCACCCATCAATTGTTGTTAAGAAGAGAAAGACAAAAGAACGTGAGTAGTTTTATTCTAAGTATTGTAGTAAGTTGGTGTGTCTCTGGTGTGTGCTGGGTGGAAGAATTACCTCCAGAAGCTCTGGCTATAGCCGCGTGCGAATCAGGAGACACTGTTAACCTTGGAACTATTGATTGGTCTGCAGTAAACATCAACGTTGATGGTACAGTAGACGGTGGTGCTTTTCAATTCAACGATTATTGGATCTGGAACAGCGAAGACCGATGGGTAATGCGGCCAGTGGCAAAGCGTATTGGTATAACAAGCGATACACTATTTCTCCGGTATCCCTCGGCCGAAGTTGCAGATCCGTATGTACAGTACCAGACGTTCGTCTATCTTTGGGATAATGGGTATGGGTGGCAGCATTGGTCCGCAAGCAAACCATGCTGGAGTAAATGGATAACTGTTTATAAAGGGCGGGCAATCTGGAAAAATTAATAAAGGGGTGTATATGAAGGTACGATACGGAATTATCACGCTTAATCAGTTTGAATGGGTTATTGATAAGCATCTACCAAGCGTCGACTTTAGTTTGGTAGATGCAGTTCATCTCCATGTCAATAACTCGCACGAGCTTGAGTATCATGGTAGTCAACAATCGCTTTGGGACGTTATATCGAGTACAGTTGGTACGCATAATATGATTATCTCGGATTCAACAAAAAATGAGGGCGTGGCGCCGGGGTGGAATCGTCTATGTCGCACTGCATTTGCTGACGGCTGTCATGCGGTAATTATCGCGAACGATGACATCATTCTTGATCCCGGATCGTTACAGCGGGTTATCGACGCGTTATATACTCATCCTTTTGTGTGCTTTAACGACGCGGGTCATAATGCGTTCTCGTTCTTTGGTATGCAGCGTATGTTATACGACGTTGTTGGTGAGTTCGACGAGCAGTTTTGGCCAGCATATTTCGAAGATAACGACTATGTTATGAGAATGAAGTTGCTGGGGTTTGTACCGTATAGTCTTACTGGGCCTTCGTTTTTTCACGCTGGCTCTGCGACTCTCGGTAAGTATAACCCGGAGCAGAAAGCAATCCATCATCATAACTTTCGTAAGAACATGGAATACTATGTCCAAAAATGGGGAGGACTACCACATAATGAAACCTACACAACCCCGTTCAACGGTTAAGAAGACGCTGGTTAGTTTGAGGATTGACGTATCACGGTGGAGCATGACTGCATTACAAGCACTACTCCGTGGTATCGAACGGCATCATGGCAGCCTCGGCTTTACAATGACCGCCGGTAACATTATGATCTGGCAGATTTACGTTGACACATTTGATCCTGTGTATTGGGAGCGTGTCTGTACTGGCAACGAATTTGAAATTTATACTCAACAGCTTGATCGATTTTGGTAGTTGACAAGATAAACCCAGTCGTCTATACTAGACACTGGGTTTATTTTTTTTTGGAGGAGTCTATGCGCTATTTTGTACGGATGAATAAGAATCGATGGGAAGTAGTACAGCGCGGTTTATTGTTCAGTCAGGTAGTTGCATTTGCAGCAACGCGGAAAGACGCGATTGCGTGCATGGTGCGAATTGCATCAGAGGAGAACAGTATGTATGATCAGTAATTGTGAGAGATCGGCCATCCACGGTACCCCATTTGTCATTGAGGTAATTCGCGACGTGAATACTGGCCAATATTGGTGGTATGTAACGTTTGGGCCAGAGTCAGAAGCATTCCCGCCGCTTCTTGAAGCGACTCACTCGTTCAGCACGAAGATCGATGCGTGGCATGCGGCGTATAACTGCCTTTCGTATGAAGTGCGTGTATGGAACTCACACATCTCGTGGAGACGTCGACCTAGATCAGTTGCGCTCGAAGTTATTCGTAGAATAGGAGAAGCTCTTGTTACCTTTGCGGAACGATACAAATAAGAAGCGTCAGATTGATTGGAATAAGGACAAAATTGAGACGATTACTATTCTTAACGAGAACGGTGAGAAAATTACCGAGGTAATCGGCACTCGCGAGTTTGTTCTGCAGGTGATCACTGATATGGCCAAAGGTTATGGGAATTTGCGCGTTTCGGATGAAAATTCCCTTGACAAGTAGTTTGAGTTCGGTTATTATACAGATGGATGCGTACAGCACATCAACACAAACATGAATAAGGGTTTCATCAAACGCATCCGGCATTGACTACCTACAGCACTTCATTAATTACTTATGCTAGTAGACCCAACGGTAGTCAGACAATTGAATACGGTTTTATTTGGATGAGTGCAGCAATCTACACACAATTCTCTATTCTTGAATTATCCGGGGATCCCCTCGGGCTCATCCAGACCAAGGTTACGCACAGCATGAAAAAAGGTTAACCTGAAAGGAGCGAAGTATGACTTTTGCACAGGCAACACGGAGTCAAATGACTCGGACAGAGAACGGTATGCCAACCTACATTTCGAGTGGCAAGCGCTGCGTCGACTTGTTCTCAAGTGTTGGGGAGTACCGCAATGCTGACATCACTGCGGCGTTTGTTGCCGCACTGGAGGAAAACGCTGATTACGCGATGCGTATTGCGTTGTGGGGTCGTGACATTCGCGGTGGGGCGGGAGAACGCGAATTCTTTCGCAAGATTCTGCGTCTTCTCGAAACTATCGATGCATACAAGGCCATTGCACTCGCGCAGCGTGTGCCTGAACTCGGACGCTGGGACGACTTGCTGGTATTCCGCACGGATGTTTGCAAGAAGTTTGCGTTTTCCATGATCGCCAAGGGTCTTCAAGAGAAGAACCGCTTGTGCGCGAAGTGGATGCCACGCAAAGGCGCCGAGGCAGAAGAACTTCGCTCTTTTCTCAAGCTGGGGCCGAAAGCGTACCGCAAGCTGCTGGTGTCGTTGACTAACGTAGTGGAGACGAAAATGTGTGCCAAGCAATGGGATGACATTGAGTTTTCACACGTACCATCGGTTGCCGCAGCGCGGTACCGCAAGGCCTTCTATCGTAACGCGCAGGAAAAGTTTGTTGCGTACGTACAAGCCCTGCAGAACAAAGAAGAGGGCGTTAAAGTAAACGCATCAGCTGTGTTTCCACACGATGTCGTACGCTCACTTTCGGAGAGTAAGTACAATTCATCTTCGCTGTCGCAAGCTGAGCTGAACTTCATCACCGCGCAATGGGAAGCACTTCCCAACTATGTTGGCGATGCGCGTGTGCTTCCACTGGTCGACGTATCAGGCTCAATGGATTCACACACACTTGGTGCAGGGAATCTGACCGCACTTGATGTAGCAGTTTCACTTGGCCTTTATCTTTCTGATAAGAATCAAGGTGCGTTCAAAGACTTGTTTATGACATTTACCTCTGAACCGCAGTTGCAATTACTGCGTGGCAATATTGTCAGCAAGTATATGCAATTAGTGCGTGCACAGTGGCACGGGTCAACCAACATTGAGAAGGCATTTGCACGCATCTTGGAGGTTGCAAAGACTAGCCAAGTTCCTGCAGAAGAGATGCCGCAGACACTGTTGATTCTGTCTGATATGCAGTTCGATCAGGCAACGTATCAGTCGTCAGACGTACGGGCGATGGAAGTACTGCGTGCTATGTACGCTCAAGCTGGCTATGCACTACCAAACGTGGTGTTCTGGAATCTGAGCAACGCCGCAACACGGAGTCTCGATAAGGCAGTACAATTTGACGAGAGTGGTACGACCATGATCAGTGGATTTTCACCAATGTTGCTGTCAATTGTGTTATCAAATTCGCTCGAGTCGTTCACCTCAGAGTCAGTAATGCTGGCCGCAATTATGAAGGAACGCTACGACTGGCAATAAAGTCTTTATTTGGGTGTGTCCTGCAACACAATGTAAACATTACGATTCAAGAGCTGGTCTCTTGCACACCCAGTACAAACGAAGGGAGCTGTTATGGCTCAGTTAGAGAACGAGTTTGGTGAGATCAAGGAAAAAATCGAAGCAGAGATGAGTACCGATGACATCAGTTTGGCCGCAGGTGCTCGTCTTGATAAGCTACTTGATCGGCTCGAACTACTCACGCGCCTTTTGTACATGAAGCATACTGAACACACACGTAAGGGAGGATTGAATGAACTTTATTAATTTGACCCCGCACGATCTGGTTATTGAGTTAGAAAATGGTCAACGCGTGACTATTCCAAAGTCCGGTACCGTTGCCCGCGTTTCGCAGGAGTCGTTTCCGATTGATGGGTGTCAGCTTGAGATTGATAACGAATTGCACTTTATTCCGGTGACACATCCAGTATACGGTGAAGTCGAAGGATTGCCTCCGGTTGATCCCGACAACCCGCACCTTATCTACTTGGTGAGTGCGATGGTGGCCAATACACCTGCCGCTAGTGCACGCTTGGACGTGTATGCACCAGACACAGGTCCGACCGCTATTCGCGAAGACGGTCGTATTGTCGCCGTTCGCGGTCTTGTTCAATATTAAAAAAAAGGACGCGCTCTCAGGCAACTGGGAGCGCTTCTTTTTCAATTTATTTAGAGGAGTATGTATGCGTAAAACACTGTTGGCATGTATCGTGGTGCTGCTGTTTGCAGTCTCATGCGGTACGACAGCACAACCAAAGGAAACGGTAGGGATGATTCTGGTTGGGCCAAAGAATGATGGCGGCTGGAGTCAGGCACACTATGACGCTATGAAGCGCGTCGAGGCAGAGAAGGGCATTCAATTTCTCTATGTAGATAAGGTGAATCCGGGCGATCGCCCCAATGTAAGTGCAGAACAGGTTGCGACTGAGTTGATTGGCCAAGGCGCCACGTTGATTATCGCAAACTCGGACGACTTTAAAGACAGCATTCGTCAGGCTGCCATTGCTCACCCTGAAGTGACGTTTATTCACGCATCAGGGGATGATGTGCTTACTGGGAAAGCACCGACGAATCTAAGCAACATTATGGGGAAGATGGAATACGGTAAGATGATCGCAGGGTGTGCTGCAGCACTTTCCTCACAAACAGGGAAGATCGCCTACGTAGGGCCATTGATTAACGATGAGACGCGCCGTTTGGTCAACGCAGCCTATCTTGGTGCCCGCTATTGCTGGACCTCATACCGTGCCGAAGACCCAAGTAAACTTATGTTTAGCGTCAAGTGGATTGGCTTCTGGTTTAATATTCCGGGTGTCACGCTTGACCCCACATTGGTCACCAAGGACTTTATTACGCAAGGCTATGACGTCATTTTGTCTGGTATCGACACTCCTGAAGTAGTTATCGAAGTTGAGAAAGCACACACCGAGGGAAAAGCCGTTAAAAGCATCCCGTACGACTTCAAGGACGCGTGTGCTCGCGGACCGGGTTCTTGTATCGGTGTGCCATACTTCAACTGGTACGCACAGTACTCCGCATTAGTTGACGCCCATTTGGCCAAGTCATGGGCACAGCAGTTCATCTGGTTTGCTCCCGATTACGCTGCGCTTGATACGACTAGCGGTATCGGGTACCATCGCGGCGCCGCTTTCGATCAAAATGATAATCTGGATCTCTTTGTCACTGCGTTGAGCGAAGGTTTTGACATGTGGGCTGGGCCATTGCAGTACCAAGATGGCAGCACGTTTGTTGCCGCTGGTCAAGCAACTACTGATGAGTTGATCTGGTATCAGACGCAGTTGCTGCAGGGCATTGATGGCCAATCCTCTGGTAATTAACAATGGTGTGGAGACGCCCTCATTTGTTGAGGGCGTTTCTTTTTGTATCAAAAGGAGTTTCTATGCGAACACTACATCTTTACTTTGACGGAGGGACAATTCATGGAAGCTTCAAGCTTTATGATGATCGCGTGGACGAGGCTGCGCTTATTCATCACCAAGTGTATGAAATGGACGGTATTGCGGACAGCAATCAAGCAGAGTTTACTGTATTACTCCGTGCGTTACGCTGGGCCACTGTCTACGTTGACACGCATCCTCAATCTTTTCTAAAACTCTATGGCGATTGTCGTACCGTACACTCAGTCGTGGGAAAGCACGTCAATGGCCAATGGAAAGGCGAGATCTCGACACGCGAGGTATACAACTACCTTGCGGCACAGATCCGCACTCGCCTTGAAATGTTCGGTGGCCACAAGTACACCAATGTCACCAGAGCGACGATCAAGCAGATTCTCGGCCATTAGCGCTCGTTCTTGTTTCGCAGCGTTTGTTACACAGATCCTGTTTCGCACCCCTTTCGAGGGGTGTGATTTTTTTTGTTTACGCGTGTTTTTCTTAGTAGGCGGCGATCAAAACGGTTCGTAGTGTTTTTTAAAAATTTCAGTATGAGGGGGGCCGTTGCGTCGATTAATAGTCCAGATTTGTGACCACCTACCACGTCTATGCGCTATGTGCGTTGTTCACACATTCCACACAGTCACACATGTCTCTGTTTTGTCTGATTGTGGTTTTCATTTCTTTTCTTTTTTTCTCATGAAAGGACAATACCATGGGTATCAAACTTGTCGTCGGAAACTACACCGTCATTCGCGTCCACAACGTCGAGACCGTCAACGTCAACGTTGACGTCAACACCGGAACCGTCGAGCTGGAGCTCGACTGGTGTCAGCCACAACAGGTCCTCGATGTCGAGCTCACCAACGACGTCGGTGACGTTGAGCTGATATACGACGCAGCTCCCTGCCGCGAGTTTGACATTGAGGACGAGGCCTAGCTCACAAAAACAGCTACCGAGAAATCGGTAGCTGTTTTTTTTTGTTCGCTTGATGCTTATCCACACATTCCCGTCATGTCAGTCATAAATGACTGACATGACCTACTTTCCACACAGTCACACATGTTTTTGTTTTGTCTGATTGTGGTTTTCATTTCTTTTCTTTTTTTCGCTCGAAAGGAGCAACACCATGGACATCATCGCTTTCCTGTTTGCCTCAATCTGGACATTGTTCGTTCGCGTTGTCAGCTTCCTCAATGTCATAGCGTACGTGCTATTTGCGTTGGTTGTTAGTGTTTTATACACCGTGGAGCTTGCTCCGCACGCGTTCGTCTTTGCCCTCGCATTCGGAGCTGTGTGCACTACTGTGCACATGGCTTACGAATTCGTGTGCCTTGCTCGTGAACTTCGTGCGTACGAGCGCGCTCGTGTCAGTGGCAGTCAATATCGCATGGTTGTGACGGCCAAGCAACTGGCCTATCGATTCCAAGCCATGCAGGACAACTACTTGACACCGGACATGGACCGGACCGTCAAGAATCAGTACAATGACCTGCATCAGGTCATTCGCAACAATCAATAGCGCTCACAACAAAACAGCTACCGAGAAATCGGTAGCTGTTTTTTTTTGTTTGCTTGATGCTTATCCACACATTCCCGTCATGTCAGTCATTTATGACTGACATGACCTACTTTCCACACAGTCACACATGTTTTTGTTTTGTCTGATTGTGGTTTTATTGTTTTCTTTTTTTTTATTGATTGGAGTTTGTCATGGCTAACCCAACTGCCTTCATCCGCTTACCCATTCTTGGCCTCCTCCAGATTATCGCCGTCGGTGCACTCGCCGTCAACCGTGACGTCAGCTGGGAGCTGACGTTCACTGGTTCGTTGCTGATTTGGGACACACCGGTATCGGACGACTTTATCGAGGACTCACCGGTGTTTCAATGCGAACAAAATTCTCAGACCTGCGAGCTACTCGCCCGACGATTCGCGGAATACCTGTAATCACAACAAAACAGCTACCGAGAAATCGGTAGCTGTTTTTTTTTGTTCGCTTGATGCTTATCCACACATTCCCGTCATGTCAGTCATAAATGACTGACATGACCTACTTTCCACACATTCCACACAGTCACACATGTTTGTGTCTTGTCTGATTGTGGTTTTGTTTTCTTTCTTTTTTAGCTGATTGGAGTTTGTCATGACCAGTTTCGTAGTTGTTGGTCGCGTCTACTTCCTTGGTTTGTACGGTAGTCAGCACCTCCACCGTGAGGTTGTGTGGCCAGTCGAGGCCTCGACTCCCCGCGAGGCAGTGCTCACTGCTCTGCCCCAGCACCGCTCGACAATCGAACGGTGTATGCAGGATGGTAGCAGTTTTCAGTTTCCCAAAAAGTATCGAGTGCGTGGACGTAGTTTTCACTGCTACGTTCACGTATACACCGCTCAGGCTTGGGCAGCCATTCTGGGCGAACGTGCTAAGCAAGGCACACAACCAGAGCGGGTTTCGTTTCGTGAGAGGTTTCGTTCAGACTGTGAGTAGTCCATTCGCCGCAATCCAGACAGGTTTCTGACTTGTCTGGATTGTGGTTTTATTGTTTTCTTTTTTTAGTTGAAGGAGATGTGAGATGAATCAGGACAAACACGCGTACGTGGTAACGGTCAGCAAGGTCGGGTGGACCTCACACGGAGAGCACTATGTTGGTGAGCAGATTGCAATCGTTCATGGCTTTGGTGACGCCATGAGCGAGAAAATCGCGTGGAAGTTCGCGTCCGACGCGGTCACTGCGTGGGATGTCGATGTTGCGGTATCGGAAGCTGTTGTCGGTATTGACGGTCGCTTGACAACCGGCCGTCGCGTTCTGGGTGTCAAGGGGTACTCCCGCACGTTCATCGAGAGCGTAAAGGCATTGTTCAATTTCTAGTAGTTCACCCTCAACGCTCACCTGAGGTAAAGGATGTGAGAATTAATAATTGCGGACTACACAGTGTAGCTCGCCAATGCTCGAAAGGACAAATCACCATGTTCACAGTTGCTCGACTAATCCTGAACTCAATCCTCACGTTAGTAGTTCGCACAATCAACCCGGTTCACCTTGCTGGCGCCAGCGTAGTCGCCATCGTGACCTACATGTTCTATCCCAGCGCACAGTTAGCAGGCGTGGCCTTTGTGGCAGGCGTGGCCTTCGCCGCCGTTTGCACGCTCGTTCACATGGTGTACGAGTTCGTCCAGATTGCTCGTGAGCAACGCGATTTTGACGAGGCGGTTCGCGACCGCAATCGTCGGCAAATCGCTGCCACAGGGAAGCAACTATCCCATCGTCTCTTGGCAGTACAGGATAACTACCTGATGCCGTCAACACGGCGCACGGTGGTTAGCGTGCGCGCAGAGGTGATGGAGATACTCCTTCGCAACAAGTAGCTTTCACAACACAGACCAACCACTGAGCAATCGGTGGTTGGTTTTTTTTTGATAGCTTGATGCTTATCCACACAATCCACACATGTCTTTGTCTTGTCTGGCTTGTGGTTTTATTGTTTTCTTCTTTTCATTTGAAGGAGTTTGTCATGGCTGCACGAAAACCATACGTCCTGTGCTCGGCCAAGTGGGTCGAGCGAGTATCCGAAGACATCCGGTACATCCACGCGACCGACCCCTGTCCGTTGGGCCAAACGGCCTACGCGGAAGACTGGTCGGCGATGCTTGACCGGCTCCGGTGGCTGGAGAAAGTGAAATTCGAGGTGTCGGATGACACCATTCGAACAACGGCGATGGCACTGATGCGCCTCATTCGCCAGCTCGACGGTAAAGACTTCACCGCACGCGATGCCAACGGGCTCGCATCACAGGAGCGGTACTGGCGACGGTCGCGGGCATGTCAATTTCGGTCATTGGTCGGGAAGTATTGGGTTTGGCAGGCTGCCGACGACCGGCGCCGGGCCAAAGAGATAGCCCGCGAGAAGGCCAAGGAAAGAGCTGAGATGGAGGCGAACGGCGGTTGCCCGTTCTAGTCCATCACCCTCAACGCTCACCTGAGGTAAGATGTGAGGTTTTATTCTATAATGTAAGAAGGGAGGTGATAAAATGGTCAAGTTACACCAGCGTCGGTACAAACGTTACAACCGTTTCGGCCGACTGTCCAGTACATACTGGGCATAGATGACGACAATCAGACAATTCCCGACACTCCGCACATGTTTGTGTCTTGTCTGATTGTGGTTTTGTTCTTTATTCTTTTATTAATTAGGAGGCTAGTATGAGCATCAACAAACAACTTCTTGCCCAATTGTTACTGACTGCCGAGTACTATACGGTGCTATGGTACACAGTGCACAACGACAAAAGCGTGTACGTGGTGTGGCCTTCAGACACGCCGGGGGAATCGTTTCGTGAGGTAATTGTAGACAACTCCCCTCGTGGTGTGGCAATACTACGCAATGAGTTTCCAATTCCCAACAACTAGTCCACAACACAAACCAACCACTGAGCAATCGGTGGTTGGTTTTTTTTTGTTCGCTTGGTGCTTATCCCCACATTTCCCCACAGTCACACATGTTTTTGTTTTCTCTTGACTGTGTCTTTCTGACTTTCTTTTTTTTCACAAGGAGGCTAGTATGCCGTACAAACACGACGGGGACCACGCCGAGACGTACTCGGCAATCACATGTGAAGTGCGCCGCGTGATACGGGGATGGGGGGCCCCGCAGGGGCACATGGTGACGGCCTTGACTCACCGGCGCCTCAGCTTACAGCAGGCCCGCCAGCTGTGCGAATTCGACATCAATGCGGACGGGGTCCACACGGTCTCGACAGTCACGCAGTGTCAATACTCGTTTTCTAAAGCCAAGCTATTGAGCGAAACGCCATGGGAGGTAATCCCGCTTGAACAATTTCTCAAACGTTTTAGACCAAGAGGATTTTAAAACAATTTTCTTTTTTTTCTTCACGGCAGAGGCTCGGAGGATCTCCCGGGCACTGCTGAACAATGATAGGCTCCCAACGCCGCGAATCTGGGTGAGTTGCGGGACGCAGCCCTGCGAGTGTGCACTGTGCACACTCGCCAACGTCGAGAAAGGACGTGTGTGTTATGTTGTACGTTATCTTGGGAGTGGCCTTGGTTGGCACGCTGGTAGCATGGGTTCGTGACCACTTGCACCAAAGCAAGGTAATCGAGACGCTTTTGGAACAGCGTCGTGAGCTCAAACGGGAGTTAACTCAGCGCCCGTTGCACTCGCAGATGTCCGCTTTGCAACAGCGTGTACACGATGCCCGCATCGAGGGTGTCAAGGAAGGCCTGAAGCAGGGGTACGCCACGGGTTTCGCCCACGGCAAGACCGCAGCCCGCGAAGCCACTCGCAAGGCGTTCCGGGAGCTCGACAAAACCCTGTAGCGTCCACCCGCGTGCCCATCCGCGGTATATAAATAGATGGGTATCTTGGTTTTTTTTATTTTCTTTTTTTTCACACAGGAGTATGGTAAGATGAAGTACGCACCAATTACCCCGGCAATGTATTCGGTTGTGTCTCAATGGCAAGTAGGCGCACGGCGCCTTCAGCTTGGCCAGATTGTGAAGCTAGGTAAGAATCGCAGTGAATACTGCACGCTAGACCAAGCACTAGCGGGAGCGGAATACAAGACCGCCACCACGCGCATGGTTCACTTCGTGTGCAAGCGCACATACAGTGGATGGGAAGTGATCTCGAAGAAAGTCTAAGAAGAAGGAGTAGTACAATGCTAGTAAAGCGCAAACAAGACGTAAAACCCGAGGAGCTCTACAGCCTCGTTACGGACGAATGTTTTTGTTCAAGTTTCAACGAGGAGACGCAGGAGTGGGAGCCTGCCGTACAGTGCTGCGGTGATTGTGGTAACCACCTGTTCGAAGACTTCGTTAATGAAGCCACAAAGCATTTCCGCCCTCGCACATGGGCGACGTTTTGGCCCACATGGCAAGGACTGGAGCCCATAACCGTGACATTTCAAACCGTCACGGACATTCCCAGAATAATGGCACCGTCGGGAAACAGCTGGTACAATATGCGGTGGGGTCTTGTTAAAGAGCCCGGTCGGGGCAACAAAAGAGTGTATATCGCCATCTGGTTAGTGCACCACGATGGTGAGCGGATGTACTTTTTTTAGAGGAGGGGGAGATCGACATGGAAGGAAAAAAAGTCCGCGTATACCGGAACTTGCAGAAGCAAATGTTCTCGGTACAAGAGAAAGTGGAGGGGCGGTGGAAAGTCACCGCCCACGTCAACGAAATTGCGCTCGTTGACGTGACTTTTATCATTCAGCACGCGGGGCGCTCGCGCGCCATCCGCGAAGGACGGAAAAACGTGCATGCATTCGTGCAAGGCACGGTGGTACCAAGCGTAGAAGATACGCCCGTGCAGTTGCGATACAACATGCACATGGGTGCATTTCACACGCGTGCTGGCCAATGGATTAGTGCTGCCCATCGGTGCCAGTTGACAGACGGTAAGATTTGGATTGACTACACAATAATGAAAGAAGGTGAGTAGGATGGCTCAAGTATCACAGAAAGCTCAGCAAGAGCTCCGCAAACTGTTGGAGTTGGCCACACGACTGGTCAGCGAGCTGGTCGAATGTGAGCGGACGAGTTCCGCCGCAGTGGCACCAAGCCCAGCAATAGTATTCGTAGTTGTCGACACATTGGCTCTCGGTGCCGAAGCTTTTCAGGCCTCAAACAAAGACATCGATTACTGGAATGATGGGTTCGAGGGGATTTTGTACTCCCTCTGCCGAGAAGTGATAAACTCATTGGCGCTCATCAAAGAAGGTCCGCAACACAAGTTGTTGCTGGAGCTAAAGGAGGTAACCACTGCAATCGATGTATGGCACACCAAACACATCGCTGCATGATTTTGTTTATCCTTGTTTCGGTTTTCTTATTATTTCTTTTTTAGGAGGTGCACCCTATGGAGTACAAGATACTCTCCGCAAAAGCCTTTCGGGTATTCGACATGATTGTGTTTGACCGCATGCAGGCCATGCAACAGGTACGTCAACGCCGTGCAGACGGCTGGCACGCCATTGTGGTGCGTGACGACCAAGAGGTAGTGTACTCCGACACCCCGGAGTGGCACTACTGGTTCGACGGTGATTTCCCATCAGCAGACCACTGGATTAACGAATGGGCTCCGACGTACACCGACGCAAGCGGTGATGTGTCAGAAATGTTCAAAGTCGACTTGGCCAAGGAAGACCACTTGGTGCACGTCATAAACGGCTTAATTGCAACCGAACAATTTGGCCGTAAGAAAGAACGAGTTCCCGAGTATCTCGACCCAGAAACAGTCAACAGTAAGTTGTTTCGCTGCGGATATCTCACTACCATGGGATACTCAAAAGGAACTACGTGGTCGCAGCCATATCCGCGCAAGCTTGAGAAATGGTTGAATTGTGTTTTTGCAGAATTTGTTATTTTCTCCAACCAGACAATAACAATTCTGTAGAACATACTGAGCGGTGGGGGCAACAGTAACTTTCCCACCAGTTATACTTTTTTAGTTTGAGGAGTTTACTATGTGTGACAAGCAGCTTGCACCTGCAAGCACGGAAATCCGTGCTCAAATGGCGTTGATTCCGGGTCTCAAATACCACGGGATTAAAAAGTACTGCCATCGTTTTACGATTGGTGACGAGGTACTGGAGTACGGCACAGACTATAGCATGGAAACTGCTGTTCGTGCCATGGTGGCACTCAGTCGATCCGGCACACCGAGTATCCCTGTCGATTTCTACATGGGAAGTGATGGCTCGCGAGGAGGCGATAAACTGGTCGTTTTCAATTGGCCAGAAGGAGGAATGACAGAAGATGAAAACAACGAAGTTGACGAGTATCTGGATAGCGAAGATTATGATGGACTTTTGTTGTGGGTCAAAAACCGCAATATTCCACACGCAGTGAAGGAATTCAACCAAAAGACCAAGCGCTGGGAACTAACACTCTATCAGCGCTAATTCGTACTGAGTGGCGGGGCAACAGTAACTTTTCGCCATTTGTATTTTTTTTAGTATGGAGGCTCACAATGAGCGACATGCCAACACAAGAGCAACTGAAACAGTTGCACGACCTCGCTAGCGAAAAATGCACAGAGCTCGCAGACACAATTCAACATGCTCTGTACGAAAAGGCCCTCACAATGGACGGCAGTTACAACTGGATTGCAGACATGCAGACCGTCCTGCGTGGTATTTTCCGGACTGACGGAGATGGCTCACAGAACCGTATAGTGGAGTACTTCGACATGAGCCAAAAACGGTTTGTGCGCGAAATGCAGTTCGGTATGGAACGAGAACGCCTCATGGACCATACCTACAAAATTGTGGCCGTAGGCGCATACGGTGAAACATTCGAGTGCTATGTAGTCATCGGAATTGACTATGACGAGTCACAAGAAATACACCAAATCCACGATACGTCATACCGTAAAGACGGTATTGCGTATTGGCTGCCTGAAGGCGCCGACGTGGGATACGACTTGGATGGGGAATTTACAATTCAATCGATTGAATCTAGTGTATGGGGGTTTTAAGATGAGCAAGAATAAGATTGCGCCCGAACTGCTTTCTAAGATTGGCCGATTGCCGGGAATGCGTTACGTGTTCAACGACCGTGACGGGCACGTATTGATAACAGAAAATCCACTTGGCACAGCCGACCGCGTCCTTGTATTCGGTAAGAACAAGGAAAGTCTCAACAACCTCCACGCAGCCGTCATGGCAGTAGAAGGGGTTTTGGCCCACATGGGGTATGAGGACCCCGCGTCTGGGAACATCCACCCGTGGCGCTGGGTGCACGTACGCTGGAGTCGGCAAGAGTTGATTGACGCAGACATCAACACCAATGCGTTTCATCAATATTTAGTGGAGCAGGGGAACCAGTTCATCGCGGAGAATAGGAGCCGTTACTTCACTCGTCAAGTGAAATACGATGACGATCCGGAGACAGTGCACGTTATGAAGTTCTGTCGTGACCATACGGCCGAAGAAGGCGACGATGTGTTCATGTACGGTCTGAGCCCAGACGAGGCACTTCCCGGCGGTCGCAACGAGTTTTTGGGCTGGGAGATTGTGGGTTTTTAATATTTTTTTTATGGAGGATACAATGTACTACAAAGTACGAATTGAGTGGAATGGTGGAGTCTCGCTCGCACTAAACGTGTGGGCCAACAGCGTCGAGAACGCTGAGAAATCCTGTGTCATTGGACTAGAGAGTATCGGTATCAAAGCACCACAACCAGTCTCTGTAAGGGGAGTCGCACTGGCTCCCGCACATTGGCCATCAGGTAACTACGAAGACGAACTTCATGTGGCACGCCGTATCTTGATGGACCATTACTCAGTATATATTCACGTTGTCAGCAAAGATAACGTAGAGTTCGCACTGAATCGAGAAAATATGTACGAGTCTCAGGAGTGGGTACAAGCCCGCTTCGCACTCGAAGACGATGACATCGGAATGGATGAGAATCAATGGGTAAGAGACGTTTTCTCATCTTAGTTCACACTGAGTGGCGAGGCAACAGTAACTTTCGCCAATTATACTTTTCTTTCTTTATGGAGTATTGCAATGAACAGCAAACAGATGCCGAGTGAGTTGTTAGTAGAAAAGCTAATAGAAGCGATCGAAGCTGGTATAAAGAGTGGGAAGTGGGTTCGTCCATGGAAATCGGGGCAGGCTCAAAATGCCCTAACCGGCCACATCTACAGTGGGAACAACGCAATGTACCTTGCGGTCTATCGCGCATTCGCTGGCGTAGAGCACACACGCTACTACGCCACATTGAACCAGTGGAACCAGTTGGGTGCTCGCGTCAAAAAGGGGGAAAGCGGTCTGACTCTTGTCAAGAATCCCACCCGAGTGGAGAAGAAGGACAAGGAATCAGGAGAAGTTATTGGCGAGTATACTTTCTGGGCCAGTTTCACAGTCTTCAACTCTAGCCAAGTTGAGGGTTGGGAACCACCAATAAATGCACAAATAGAATCGAACAAGCAAGTCCGCGATAACTTCGCCGCACTGATACAACGGCACGGTATCGTAGTCAACACGGGTAGTGAGGCATTCTACCGACCGACGACTGACGAGATCACAATGCCACCAATTGCGGATTTTCCGATTGAAGACCAGTACTGGTCCGTACTTGCTCACGAGGCAGTACACTGGACTGGCCATCCAAGCCGTCTCGGACGTATCGACCCGGCTAATCACCGTGGTGACGTATACGCTTTTGAAGAGCTCGTGGCAGAGCTAGGCAGCGTATTTGTGTCGTCGGCGCTCGGAATAACGCCCGAGTCTGATGCCAACATCTTGTCGTATTTGAGTAGCTGGCATTTCCAGCTCAAGAACGACAAGACCGTCGTCCGTCGTGCCTTGAGGCTGGCCAATGAGGCGGCACAGTACTTAGGAGCAACTCATGAAGGGTAAATTCTACTACAGCATGACATGGCGCTGTCCAAACGCTGAGTGGGTCTCGTGCTCCGAGACCACGCTCGAGCGTGGTGCTCAGGTCATCCTCAACCAAGTCCTCGCGCCAGAAATGGTAGAGGACTTGACCGTTGAGGTACTACCAAACGATTACGTGCCGGGTAATCTCGGTCAGTACAAACCACCATACGACGTAGAAGCTCGCTTCGTAATCGACGGTGATCGACAATGCTCAGTTGTGTTTCATGTGTGGGAGGTTCCCGGCATCACACCAGACCCCACATATCTCGCACTTCACGCACAGTATATAAGAAGTGAATAGTGTGTATAAGATATTTTCTTTTTCCACACAACGGGAGTAGTCATGACCGATTACCAAACGTATTTGCTTCTGCAGTTCCTATGTTGGTACCCACGGCCAAAATTCGGTCTGTGGTATTCCAATAGTCACAAGCTAGGCGTAATTCGCTACTTGTGTATGAATGGTTCCCGACAATGTCCCGGGATGGAAGCCGTTATCCAGTCCCGAACTCGCCCGCACGGTAGCCGAGTCACCTTGGAGAAGTGGCTCAACGGCGTGCGAGTATATCGCCACCCTGAGTATCAAGAGATTGTAGACGAATCCCAAGCACGTCTACACGAAATCTTCGTACGTAAGGGATACCTACCGAGGTATCGAGAGCTTCTCGACCTTGATGACCGCTAAAGGAGAATTGCAACATGGCAAACAAAGTGCCAAACACCCCAATCAAGGTTGTGCTTGACTCACAAAATCTCAAACTGGTCGGGCCAGTACCCGGATTGTTCCGTGCGGGTACGACATACAGCTGGGTTGGACCTACATGCCCGACAACGTGTATGTTCCATCCAGAGTCCGTAGTGGAAAACCGTCCCGAAGGGTTCAAGGCTTGCTACGCAACAAAAGGCCACGTCCGTTTTTCAACACGAGAACAAGCGTACGATGGTGCTACCTACGACGGGCTTGGCCTCGAGCGTGTGCGTTCACGCATCGAGACCATACTCTCACACCACATCAACAAAAAGAAAGTATACGACCTATTCCGTTGGCACACGGGTGGTGACGTACTTCACCCTCATACTGGAGAGGTGTGGGCGGAGCACGTCGAACTGATTGTAGACTCGGCAGCCAAATTCATGGACGTCGGTATCCCATTGATTGGGTTTACCGCATGTTGGCAATTGGAAGGGGCGCAAAAACTAAAGCACATCTTCCTTGCCAGTGTGCAGACGCGAGAAGACGCAAAATTGGCCATCGAAATGGGATGGCACGTTGCGTACGCGTGTCCAGAAGCTGAGTACCAAGAGGCAGTGGCTTTCATTCGCTCACTCGGTGAAAAGGTCACTGGATGCCCTGAGCTGATGGGTAAGACACCAAGCTGTGCTCAGTGCGGTTGGTGTGCTTATCTTGACCCAGAGCGTCTTCATGTGCACCAAGTTGGTGACTACATGCTGTACCGCAAAAAAGGCAAGGTAGTGGGCCTTGCTGGCTCAACCGTGTTCATCATGCACAACTAACAACATTCATGTGCAGGGAGGTACCCACTGCCTCCCTGCACATCAAGGAGAACAACATGACTCGCGAAGAAGCATTCCGCAAAGGATTTGACGTCATTGAGTTCAGTGAAGCTCTAGAGCGTCTTATCTCTGGTCAAGAAGTCTGGTCCTGCCGATATGCAGAAGACACGCTTGAAGACGAGGACGGCCAACCGTCATTCACGACAATTAGCATGCCTGACGTAGAAGACTATACCTTGAGTGAAATCGAAGCACTCGGGCCATTTGCAAAGTAGGAGAATACCATGCCCAATCTTGTTGACAACTATGTAGAGCTCACCGTGGCTCAATCAGAAGGTGATACACGCCTTCAAAAACTAGCGGAACAAATTGACAAAGGTGGTCTTTTCAATCATCTGTGGCCAATTCTGCTCTACAGCGAGAGCCAGAAACGGGAGCTATGGGAGAATGAGCAAATCATACTCCGCAACCTATGCCTCGCAGCATGGGGTACAAAACAAGAGGCCGACGTGCATGAGGTAACTATCAATAACATCTTCTACAAAGAGCACGCGTGTTGGCAGCCTACAGTATGTGTAAGTTTCTCAACAGCATGGTCAGCGCCGATAAAGTTCTATCGCAATATCTCAACACTTGGCTATCAAGTGTACGCTGAATTCTGGGATACCAGCGACAGCACTGGAGGCCTCATTCGTACAGTAGATGGTATTCTATACGAAGCATACTGTCAAGATACTACTAACACAAATGATGCCATTCGACAAGTCATCGACTCAAGATTTGGTATCAGTGATTTGGAGAGAGCATTTCGCAAAAAAGCCCTACGCAATTAGTTCACACCCCGGGAGGATCGGTTGCTAGCGCAACCGGTTCTCCCTTTTTTTATTACAGCTGTTGTCTTATCCACACAGGGCTGGCGGCTTGG